ACCGACATCCTCACCGCCACAAACTTCCTGCCCGATCACCTGTTTGTGTCTCCCGATGTGTGGCGCAAACTCGGTTCACAGCTTGACACAGACAAGCGCCCAATCTTCCCGTACGCAGGCGCGGCAGGACTCATGGGTGTCAACGGCATCGGCCAGGCAAACATCACCGTGGCAAACACGTTTAACCCGTTTGGTTTAAACCTCGTCGCTGACCGCAACTTCGCCGATGGCTCATTGTTTGTGGCTCGAGGCACCGCTATAGAGTTTTACGAGCAAGTCAAGGGCATCATGTCAGTGGAAGTGCCGTCAACCCTTGGCCGCACGTTCAGCTACTACGGCTACGTCGCAACATTCATCGCCGACAGCGATCAGGTCAAGTACATCGTCGTCAACTGACCCGAATAGCAAGGTCGGGTCATGTCGAAGATTGCCTAATTACGAAAGGCGGCGGCCGTGGCCGTTTACACAGTCATAGCGCATCAACGCCTCGACGACTACGCGGTCGTACAAACCCTCACAGACACACCCATAGAGCCAGGGCAGTCAATCACATTGGCTGGCCTAGGCCATGGGCTGAATGGCGCACACACTGTCTTGTTTTGCCCGCAATACGCATTCATTGGCATTGAAACAAACGATGGCGAGTGGCTGTACGACGCAAACGTGCCACGGGCTAACCAAGTTCTGTTCTATGACACAGGCGATGACCTTGAATGGTCAACAGCAGTCCCGACCGGCACGTTGACATGGACACAAACGTGTACCTGGATTACCGGCACAAACATTAGTGACTACCTGCAAATACCGTTGACTAGCGCCGGTGCAGCAACACTGTTGACACAGTGCGCAGCCGCAGCCAACGCGTTTGCGTACCGTCGCCGTGTTGAAGCGGGCTACCTCGAGGACAGCCTTACAACCAGCCCTGGCGGCGACGTCACCCTCGGCACAATCATGGTTGGTGCCGCGTATTTCCGTCAGCAAGGCTCATTTACTAGCCTTGCATCGTTTGACGGCATGGGCGCCCCACCTAGCACCGGCCTTAGCCCCATGGTCATGCAGCTGCTCGGTATAAACCGCCCACAGGTCGCCTAATGTCCTACACCGACCTCTTTAACGAGGCAATCGACGACCTGCGCACCACCTTGGCAACCATCAGCGGCCTGCCAGTGGCTATCGACCCGCGCCACATCACCACCAGCTGCGTGTTCATTGACGCACCCACATTTGAGGCTTGGAACTACAACATCGTGCGCCTTGACTTCCCCGTGAAAGTGATTGGCAGCGGCCCTGGCAACCTTGACGCGCTGCGCGACATCCTCGGCATCGTCGCCAAAGTGCTAGCCAAAAACGTTGCCGTGAAATCAGGCCAACCAACCGTGGTGTCAATCGGCGGCCAGGACTACCCCGCTTATGACATACTCATCAGCATGCAGGCACAAACAGCATGAAGTACCGCGTCGTATCCCCACGCGTCGGCACACCAGGCGAAACATACGAGCCTGCAGCATGGGTCAACCTTGGCGTATTGCTCGACGGCGGTTTCATTGAACCAGTCGACAAGAAACCTGCACCTGACAAGCCTGCAAAGGCTAAAGTATCCAAAAAAGCGGCACCCGACGCCACCAGCGCCCAGGAGTAGCCCATGGCAACCAGCACCTACCTGTCAAACCCAGTCGTGACCGTCAACAGCGTCGATTTGTCCGACCAATGCACTGCGGCCACATTCACGCACCGTTTCGATCAGCTTGAGTCGACCGCGTTTGGTGACACAGCCCGCAAGTACGTTGCAGGCCTCGGCAACCACGAAGTCACCTTGTCGCTGTACATGTCATACGCGGCGACCGAAACCTACGCCACGCTTGCATCGCTGGTTGGCACCACGACCACGGTGCGCGTACAGCCAGCAGCACCGCCTGACAGCGCCACAAACCCTGGTTTTATCCTTACCGGCGCGTTTCTTGCTGAACTGCCAGTCATCAACGCCACCATGGGCGAACTGTCCACCGTCGACGTGACCTTCGTGGGCGGCACATACTCGGTCGATACAACCGTCTAGACATAGGAGTCCCGACATGCAAATAACTATCCGCGTCGACCTTGGTGCCGACACGCACGAAGTCAGCACAAACCTGTGGGTGGTAACCCAATGGGAACGCAAATTTCGGCGCAAAGCCAGCGATCTAGCTCAAGGCATCGGCGTTGAGGACTTGGCGTACCTGGCGTACGAGGCTTGCAAGGTTCACGGCATCACGGTTCCAGCCGCGTTTGACGACTTCATCAAGAAGCTGCACAGCATTGACGTTGTAAGCCAAGAGCCTGAAAACCCTACCGAAGCGGCACCTACCGGCGACAACTAGCAGAACTGTTAGTCACAACCGGCTGGTGGCCGCCTGAAGTAGAATTCACCACAGCAGACCTGGCCACCGTGGCCACCGTCATGAAAGAGCAACGGCGGCGCTTATGACAGCCACAGTCAAAACAGAGGTTGTGGGCGCTAAAGAAGCCGTCAAAAGCCTGCGCAAAATCGACCCCGAACTGCGCAAGCAATTCAACCGTGACGTCAAAACGATTGCCGCACCTGTCGTCGACGCGGCTCGAGGCGCTTACCCTGACATGCCATTGTCGGGAATGTCGCGTATTTGGTCGGCCGGTAGCCGCCAACTATTGCCCTGGTCAGCATCCAAAGCTCGATCAGGGGTGCAGGTCAAAATCGACACCAGCAAACGCGCCGTTTCCGTCATCCGCATCCAGCAGAAAGACGCGGCGGCCAGCATTTTTGAGCTTGCAGGCAAACAAGGCACCAATCCAAAAGGCCGCGCATTTATTGACAATCTCGAAGCGCGTTTTGGTCGTGCGCAACGTGTCCTGTGGCCGACGTATGAACGGAACAGCGCCGAAGTAACTAGCCGTATGCGTGACACCGTGTTGGCCGCGTCGCGTGAAGTGCAAAAGGAACTGAACTAATGGCTATCTCAATTCCCATTATTAGCGAGTTTGACGGCAAAGGCATTGACAAAGCCGTTAAGCAATTCAAGCAATTGGAAACCACGGGGCAAAAAGCACAATTTGCGCTAAAGAAAGCCGCTATTCCGGCAGCGGCCGCGTTTGCTGGTTTAACTGCGGTGCTTGGCGACAGCATTAAAGCCGCCACCGAGGATGCCGAAGCCCAAGCCTTGTTAGCGCGTCAGCTGCGAGCATCAGCCCTAGCGAGCGACGCCACAATTCGCGCTACTGAGGATTTCATCAGCAAGACGTCAATGGCCGCCGCTGTTGCCGACGATCAACTGCGACCAGCCCTAGCCAAACTTGTGACAGCCACCGGCGAGGTGTCCTACTCGCAAGATTTGCTCAATGTCGCGCTCGACGTATCGGCGGCCACAGGCAAAGACCTGACCACGGTGTCCGACGCACTTGCCAAGGGCTACGCGGGCAACACCAAAGCCCTAGGCGCCCTGTCGCCAGAACTTAAAGCCGCAATCAAAGACGGCGCCGAATTCAGCGACGTTCTGCAAATTCTTGACATGAACTTCAAGGGTGCAGCCGAAACCGCGGCCAATACCGCGGCCGGTGGCATGCGCCGCTTGTCGATCAGCATCGGTGAGGCTAAAGAGTCACTAGGCGCTGCGTTTCTGCCGGTGCTCGAGGCGGCCCTGCCAAAATTGCAAATGTTTGCTAATTGGGCAATGGAAAACCCCGAGTTACTGCGCAACGTGGCGCTCGGCATCGGTGGCATCACCGTCGCGACACTTGCCTTAAACGCCGCAATGGCCGCTAACCCGTATGTGCTAATTGCTGGCGGCATTGTTGCGGTAGCCATCGCATTTGAGCGCCTTGGCACCGCATACCGTAATGCGACCGGCGCGGTGAAATTCCTGCTCGGCATTGCCAATGTCGGTGCAGGCATCGCCATGCCAGGTTTTTTAGGTCGCGCTATTGACAACCTGTTTGGCGGTGGCGGCGGTGCTGGTTCTGTGCCTCGACGCGGCCTACCAGTACCGGCAATGGCTAACGGCGGCATCGTCACCGGCCCCACATTGGCACTTATTGGTGAGGCTGGCCCCGAGGCGGTTGTGCCGCTAGATCGAGCCGGTGGCATGGGTGGCGTCACTATCAACGTTAATGGTGGCGACCCCGAAGCCGTGGTCAACGCGCTGCGCCGCTACATGAACCGTTACGGCAACATACCCATCCGCACCGTCGCCCCATAGCCATGCCCGCATCGTACACAGGTCAATACACCGTCACATTCGGCAGCACCGACGTAACAAGCCAAGTGATTAACGTCAATGTGCGCATTGGCAGGCAAAAAATAACTGACCGTTGGGTGCCAGACATTTGCCAAATTGAACTAATCCCGGCAAGCACATTTACGGCGCCCACCATTGGGTCATTTGTCAAATTAACCGTCACCGGCGCATCAAACCAGGCGTTTTACGGCCCCGTTACCGATGTGCAACGCACCTACGGCATCCCCTACAACGCTGGCACAGGTGCGGCACCAGCTGACCGCGTGATTGTCACAGCCGAGTCGTGGGGCAAATCGCGGGCAGGTCGCGCTCGAGCGTCAGCTGTCAGCATCACAGCAGGCAGCCCCCTATCAAACGGCATTAGCACGTTAAACACCAACCTAAGCACCGGCATAACAAACATTTATTTTGACCAGTCAATCAACGCAACGCTTCAACAGCAGGGCGAAACGTACACAGGCCTGTTCTTGGATTTTATTAACAGCGTCATGATTAGCAGCGTCGGTTATCTCCAAGAATGGATGAGTACCGCTAACCCAAGCCTTGAGTACGCAACCAACGGTTTTAAGGCCTCGCTTAACTACCTCAATTTTACGGATACTGGCAGCCAATCATCAGCGACCAACACCTACTTTTACAACCAGATTGAGTTCCTATCAACCATTGACAACAGCTACACCCAGGTAACGGTTTCTTACAACAATGGCAGCGGCCCCAACAGTGCCACGACAGGCGCCGCCCCGTACACCACATACAGCACCACAAGCAACCTGCAACTATCCGGTCAAGCAACAGACTGCGCAGGCATTTACCTGGCAAGCCTTAGCCAGTCAGCAACGCGGCCTTACCGTTTGGTTACTAACAGCAGTTTGGTTGGCAGCGTTGATCTTGACACGGTGCTTGGCAACCAACAGGACAGCAAGGTCATCGGCAGCCTGGTTACGGTCACGTTCAGAGGCACCACCTATAGCGTCATCCTTGAGGGCTTGAATGTGTCGCAAGACCTTGAGCAAGCGACGTACACCTTTTATTTCAGTCCTGCGATTGGGGTGCCATTAGTTTTAAATAGCACCGCTTTTGGCATTTTGGACACGAATACACTAGGCATCGGCTAGGAGACACACATGGCAACATTTGGCACATTTTTAGCGGGGCAAGTATTGACCGCCAGCGAACTAAACGCCGCAGGAACATACACGGCTTATACACCGACCTACACGAACGTCACTATTGGCAACGGCACCAGCGCGTTCTCTTACATGCAATTCAACAAATTTGTACATGTTGAGGGCCGTTTTACACTTGGCACAACGTCGGCAATCACTGGCCTTATAACAATGACGCTGCCAGTCAATGCCAGCAATACATACAACCGAACACTTGGCACATGCAGTTTTACAGACGCCGGTATTGCTTCCTACCCTGCGTTTCCGAACTTGAAAGACGAAGACGAGGTGTTTTTGTTTGCTATAAACAGTGCAGCCGCTTACACAGTCGAAGCCGCTACTAGCGCAACGGTTCCTTTTACCTGGGGAAACACCGATTATTTTGCGGTTAATTTGATCTACAGGGCCGCCTAATGACGCTTGCAAATCCACCTAAAGCCTTAATTGCCCTTGTTGCGTTGGTGCTCATCAGCGGCCTTATGGCCATCGGCGCCATCACCACTGAAGCCGGTATTCCCATTTTCACCATGATTGTTGGTTACGCCATTGGCAACGGCATGGCCGCCAGAGCAGGCGTACCAGTCGAACCCATCATTAAGGCTAAAGAGTGAGCGCAAAACGGCCGTACACCGGCACCAAAGACTGCCCACAGCCACGCTCGCCGGAACGTGGCGGCGCTCAAGTGTTCGCCAACAACATGATCTTCTTCACCGGCGGGGTGCTGCAACTGGCTGGCATTTACGCGTTACGCGACAAACGCGGCAAACCAAACGACATCAGCGTCCACAGCTCGTGGCGAGCGTTCGACCTGACCTATGACGGCGAAGCCAACAGCCGCGCACAAGCCATGTCAATGATCGACTTTGTGGTCGAGAACGACTGGCTCGGCCTTGAGTACATCGCCGATTACGCCACCGGCCGGTTTGGTCGAGGGTGGCGCTGCGACCGTCAAACCTGGGACGTGTACCGGAAACGCACTATTGAGCCTGTCGGTATGCGCCTCATCCACGTTGAAATCACGCCCTATGCGGCCGATTACCCTGACGCGGTGACAGAGCGTTGGACAAAAGCCATCAACGGCGGCTGAAACCTGTATAGGGTGATACCACCCGACAACACAGGAGGCCCACATGGACCAGCCCACACTATTTGACGCGATGCCGCCTGCCGCCAGGGCAAGCGACCCGCACACCAGCCACCAGGCAGCCGCCAGCGCCCGCCTACGCGCCGAAACACAGTTAGGGCGCCTACTAGCCGTGTACGCGGCTGAAACACCCGCACAGGCGCTTACAGACGAAATGGCAGCCACACTGGCAGGGCTGCCGTCACGGTCGTGCTGGTGGAAACGGTGCAGCGACCTGCGCCACATGGAACTGATCGAGCGTGTCGGCACCGCCACCTCGAGCCTTGGTGAGCAGGTGATGACCTGCAAAATCACCCGCCTAGGTGTCCTGCGATACCACGCCATGATTCACCGAGCCAAGGAGACGCAATAAGCGCCCTGGTGGCGGCGCTAATCTTGGCGCTGGCCCCAATACCCAAAGACGCACCAACCAACCCGCCAGGCGTCGTCACAGCCCGCATGTGGGCGGCGTTGGCACAGTGCGAAACCGGCAGCAATCTTGCGCACAACACGCGCAGCTACATCAGCGCCTTAGGCATGGCCAAAGGCACGTTCTCAACGTGGGGTGGCACTCGAGCAGACACACGCTCATGGCACCGCACCATGGAAGTCGCCGAACGTGTCGCTTGGTACGGCCACTACAACACCAAACAAAAACGGTACGTTTGGCCTGTCGGCCCGTGGGGGTGGGGATGCCTGCGCCAAGGCAGCGAAGCCCACCGCCTGCTGTGCGCCAACCACACGCCTGTGGTGAAACGGTGGCACAGGCATTGCGCACAATTCAGACCGTGACCTGTTACATTCCAAATACCCGACAACCGAAAGGCACCCGACATGACACCTGAACAATGCACAACAGTGCTGGCCGTCTTTGCGGCCGAACAAGAAGCAGGCTCATACCTGCGCGACGTACTGACACAATCAGCCGCGTACCTATCTGAAATCCCACAGCTGCTCGACATGCTCGACAAAGCCACCGAGCAATGCAATCGCACCAAAGTGGTTGTCGACAACGCCACCGCCGAAATACAACGCCTGAACCTTGAACTGACCTATGCGAGGTCAAAACCATGAGTTACCTACCCGCCGATTACGAAACCGTCGCAGATCGACTAGTGCGCTGGTGGACTAAATACCCACAAGGTCGCATTGAAACCACCATGGTGCATTACGACAGCAAAACCGTGGTATTCCGAGCTTGTGGCTACGCCCAAGACGATTACCTAATCGCCACAGGTTTCGCCGAAGAAGTGCTAGGCAGCAGCCCCGTCAACAAAACATCGTTTGTCGAAAATTGCGAAACCAGCGCCATCGGACGCATGATTAGCAACAGCCCTATCGGCACCGCTGGCCCGCGACCCTCTCGAGAGGAAATGACCAAGGTTGAACGTCGCGGCGAAACCGTCAGCCCACAGGGCAATCCCATGCCTGAAACTGGCGGTGCGTCACCGAAACAGAAAGCGATGCTGCGAGCGTTACACCGCCAAAAAGGTCACGGCCAAATCACCGACGCGGTGCTTGACAGCATGACCAAGCAAGAAGCCAGCCGCATGATTGACGAACTAATGGGACAACAGGACAAAGCATGATCACCGTTAACCAATACCTAGCGGCTGGCCTACTCGTCGCGTTTTATCTGCTTGGCTACTTTTTCGGCAAAGAGGTCGGCTACGGCGGCGGCTACGTTGAGGGCTGGCGCGACCGCAGCCGTGGCGACACCCGCAAAATCAAGGCAGAAATCCGTGACTACTGAACAGCCCGTCAATTGGGTGCATGTTGCGCAACGCCTCGTGCAATACATTAACGACACTGGCCCACGACAATTTGACGGTGTGCTAGACGCCCTTGCTTACCTAGACAGCCTCGAGGCCGCCGATGGTGAATGAAATGGGCCACTGCATACACGGCGCGTACATCGACAGCCTGAAGTGTGAAGTGCGGAACGAGTGGGAACGCGCCGAAGATTGGCGCAACCAAGCTCGCCAGTACCGGCTACTTGTCCATTACCTGCTTGAGGATGCCTACAACATTCGCGACCGTGCCATGGATGTTGTCGAATGTTGCAACATTGCTGACGGCATGATTGCGGCCATCAACCGCGAAACGCGGGGCTTGTCATGAGCGCGGCCAAGAAACCCACGCACAAGGTCAACACGAGCGAGCGCCTGTTTCAAGCCCAGGTCATACAAGTGGCCAAACTGAACGGCTGGCTGGTGTTCCACCCCAGAAAAATGCAAACCCAAGACGGACGATGGCTTACAGCTGTGCAAGGCGACGCAGGTTTCCCCGACCTGGTGTTTGCGCACCCTGGCGGTCGTGGCGTCATCTACGCCGAACTAAAAGCAGATCGAGGCAAGCTGACTGACCTGCAAAAGCACTGGACAAGCGCCCTAAAACTGAACGGCGCCGAGGTTTACATCTGGTTCCCTAATGACATTGACGCCATCGCACAACGCCTGGCAGGGCCGCGGCCATGATCGTGGGTGTCACCCTTGTGCTAATCATCCTCGGGCTAACCCTGCTAATCATCAACGACAACTGAAGACGCGCATGGCCTAGCCCTAATCGCAGGGGATTGGTAACACACGGGAACGTGGGTAGAGCAGGCTGCCCAACAGCGGCCTGTGCGGCGTACGAACGACACAAACGCGAATGGTGACTGTCTACTATGACGAACATCTGGCCACCACGGAGACAAACCGAAAGCGCGAGGGGGGACATACACCAAAGTCTGCAACTAGCATGACGGCAAGCGCCCTGGGGGGCGCGCGCCAGCAAGGGGCGGCCACGCA